CCGACGGCTGTCGCTGGTACGACCATCTCGGTCTACAACTCGGCGGCTACGAACGGCCTCATCGTTTATGCAAACACCAGCGACACCATCAACGGCACCGCTTCGGTGACCATGGAAGGTTCGACTTGGCTTCAGTGCATTGCGACCACGGACGCAGTTTGGCTGACGACGATCTTCACTGCTAACGCCTAATCGGTAACCTCTAAGAAGGAGAAATCCGATGGGTATGCAGTATGATGTCAAATCCAAACACCTGTCCGCTTCGGGTGTTGCATATGGTTCCCGTACGCGTCTGAAGGGGGCCATCCTGTCCGCTAACGCGGCTGCGGCGGCGAGGAATGTCCTCTTTATGGACAATGCCCCGCAAGCGGGCACGTATAGCATCGCCTCTACGACGATGACCGTTACGGTGGCGAATAGCTTGGCTGCGGGTGACGTGGTGTGGCTAGTCTTTACTAGCGGTAGCGGCGTGACAGGTAAGTACACCGTTCTTACGGCTAGTGCTGCTTCTTTCACGGTTACTACGGCGGCGTCCGGTACGGGTAACGTGACGGTCTATCTGACCGTTTTGCTGGAAGCTGACACCTACAACCCCACGGCATATTCTATCCTTATTCCCGGCGAAGGCATCCTTGCTGAGACGGGCATTTATGTAGGATTGCCTGCGAACTTAAGCGCGACAATCTTCTACGGGTGATATATGCAAGCGCAAAAGAGCTACGACCTAGCAGGTAAGAGCATCTTCGTTGCTCTGCCTGCATACGACTTCAAGGTGTCCTTGAAGCTGGCAGTTTCGCTCGCTCGCTTTGCGCAACAGGCTGCGCAGCACGGGATTGATATTCAGATTGGCAGCATCTGCGGCTGTTCTGTTGTCTCCCGTGCTCGCAATCTGCTGGCGCAGGACCTGCTGGAGTCCAACTGCGACTACCTCATGTTCATCGACTCGGACATCAACTTCGAGCCTGACGACATTTTCCGCCTGATGGCGTGGGGCACCGACCCCAAGAAGGGCATCGTCGCTGGTGTCCCGCGCACCCGCAGCGAGACCAAGACTTACATCGCTACGCTGGACTACGACGAGAACGGCGAACTCACGATGAACGGTATGGGCCTTGTCCGTGCCAAGCGCGTGGCGACTGCCTTCATGCTGGTGCGTCGTGAGGTCTTTGAGCAGATGGCAGCAGCCCATCCGGAGTGGAAATATTATGATACTCGCTCGGATCGTACGCTCACTGCGATGTTTGATTTCCAAGTTACGGAAGAAGGTTACATGGGGGAAGACTTCCTCTTCTGTGACCGTGCACGTGAACTCGGTTTCGACGTCTGGATCGACCCGTCGATCTCGCTAGGCCACATGGGCGTGCAGGAATACATCGGCAACTACGGTAAAGACATCCTTTACCCGATGGTTGTCCCGCAGAGGAGTGTAGCATGATGAACCGCCGTAAGTTTACCGGTATGGGTCGCCAGATAGCGGCACAGCAACGGGCGCAGCCGCAGATGCCAATGGGCGGTGGGATTGGCGCAGCACTTGGCCGCATCGGACAGCGACCGGGTTTTGTAAATTCTAGTAGTTTTGTAAATCCCGGCCCTGCGGGGCCGCCCCCGGCAGGGATGGCTCCGGTTGACCCAAGTAAGGCGATGATGATGAAGAAAGGCGGCGCGGTCAAGAAGATGGCCAAGGGCGGCAAGCTTACCGACCTTACCGGTGACGGCAAAGTCACTCGGGCTGATGTTCTCAAGGGGCGCGGCGTTCCGGGTTTCTCCAAGGGCGGCACCGCTTCCAAGCGCGCCGATGGCTGCGCCACCAAGGGTAAGACGAAGGGACGGTTTGTATGATGAAGTATTCTAATGGTGGTATGCCGTCCATCGAGGAGTCGCTGAAGAGCGGCAACCGCGTCTCCGAGCAGGTTGGTAAAGAAACCAAGCGGATGATGCCGCCCAAGAAGCGCACGATGCCGTCCCCCGGCGAGTCCGTGAAGTCGGGCAACCGCATGTCCGGTGAGGACGCCAAGGACCTGAAGGCCGTGAAGAAGTACGCCAAGGGCGGCTCCGCCTCGAAGCGCGCTGATGGCATTGCCAAGAAGGGCCACACCAAAGGGAAAATCTGCTAATGGCTAAGACCCCGGCTTGGCAACGTAAGGAAGGCAAGTCCGAAAAGGGCGGGCTGAACGCCAAGGGGCGTGCATCTTACAACAAAGCCAATCCGGGGAAGCCGGGGCTCAAAGCTCCGCAGCCTGAAGGTGGTAGCCGCAAGAAGTCATTCTGCGCCCGGATGTCGGGGATGAAGAAGAAGCTGACGTCATCCAAGACCGCTAACGACCCGAACAGCCGTATCAATAAGTCTCTCCGCGCTTGGAAGTGCTGACATGGAGATGATGATATGGAACATCGTCCTCAGTGCGGTCGTCGGGGTTATGGGCTTTATGCTTAAGGGTAAGTTCGACGAACTGGACCGCTTAGGTATCTTGCTCAACAAAACGCGGGAAGAAGTGGCACGTGACCACGTCACTCGCGCGGAGGTTAGCCAGACACTCGATAAGCTCGCAGAGCGCATCGACAAAAGTATCCAGCGCCTTGAAGCTAAACTGGATGACATGAAGAAAGGATGAATCATGCCTAGCAAAACCCCCAAGCAGAAGAGCTTCATGGCGGCGGTAGCCAACAACCCCAAGTTCGCCAAGAAGGTGGGCGTTCCCTCTAAGGTCGGTAAGGAGTTCGAGATGAAGGACAAGAAGATGGGCATGAAGAAGATGGCCGATAAGGCCGGTCGTGCCATGACCAAGAAGTCGCCTGACACGATGGGTCGTGCGATGAAGAAGTACGCCAAGGGCGGCTCAGTCTCGTCGCGCGCCGATGGCATTGCCAAGAAGGGCAAGACCGACACCAAGATGCCGAAGATGGCCAAGGGCGGCTACGCCATGGGCGGAAAGATGAAGGGCTGCTGATATGCGTGCCAGTCGGGGTATGGGCGCTATGATGGCGTCCAAGATGCCAAAGGCGAAGACTATTCGTCGGAAGGATAACCCCGACTCGGTCACCGTCTATGCCAAGGGCGGCAAGGTTAAGGCGAAGCGCATGGCCGAAGGTGGCAGCGCCAAGGACGCGTGCTACTCCAAGGTCAAGGCGCGCTACAAAGTCTTTCCTTCCGCCTACGCCTCCGGGGCTATCTCTAAGTGCCGCAAGGTCGGTGCCAAGAACTGGGGTAACAAAGGTGGCAGTTCGTAAAACCGAGAAAGGCGCTTCGCTTAAGCGCTGGTTCCAAGAGGACTGGAAGGACGTCCGTACGGGTAAAGCCTGCGGGCGACAGCCGGGTGAGAAGCGCGGCACACCTTACTGTAGACCTAGTAAGCGTATTTCTGATAAGACCCCCAAGACGTCATCGGAGATGACTCCGACGGAGAAGAAGACGCGTATCGCTCAGAAGAAGCGGTTGGGGCAGCCTCCCGGTGCGCCTAAGCGCGTACAGGCAGCGCGGAGACAGAAATGACCACCAGCGGTACGACATCCTTTAACCTCAACCTTAACGAGCTCTTCGAAGAGGCGTTCGAGCGTTGTGGCGTGGAAATGCGGACCGGCTATGACTTTCGCACGGCACGGCGCAGCCTGAACTTGCTGACCATTGAGTGGGCAAATAAAGGTATCAACCTCTGGACGCTGGAGCAAGGCTCCATCCCGATGGTGCAGGGGCAGATTACATATCCGCTCCCCGTGGATACCATCGACCTGTTCGACCACGTCATCCGTACGCAGACTGGGCAGGCGCAGACGGACATCAACATTAACCGTATCAGCGCCGATACGTACCTCACAATCCCCAACAAGAACGCGCAGGGTCGGCCTATTCAGGTGTGGATCAACCGCCAGTCAGGCGCAACCTATCCGGCGGGTGGACAACCCGCAGGGACCAACCCCTCCACGGGTGTCGATCATCCGTCGATTAACGTGTGGCCTGCCCCGGACCAGAACAACTTCTATACCTTCGTGTACTTCCGACTGCGCCGTCTTCAGGACGGAGGTTCGGGTACAACGACGCAGGACATCCCGTTCCGTATGCTGCCGCCCCTCGTGGCTGGCTTGGCATACCATCTGTCGCTAAAACTGCCCGGTGCGCTGGAGCGGTCCATCGGCCTCAAGGCCATGTATGATGAGTTGTGGCAGCAGGCCGCAGACGAAGACCGCGAAAAAGCACCGCTGCGTCTCGCGCCGCGTCAGATGTTCTACTAAGGGGGTAACGTGCCTAACCGGTTCGCCTCTGGCAAATACGCGATTTCGCAGTGTGACCGCTGTGGCTTTCGCTACAAGCTGAAGGAACTGAGGTCGCTCGTCATCAAGACGAAGAACGTCAACATCCTAGTGTGCCGCTCCTGTTGGGAGCCGGATCAGCCGCAGCTTCAACTTGGCATGTACCCGGTGGATGACCCACAGGCGCTGCGCAACCCGCGCCCCGATACGACCTACCGGCAAGCCGGTTTGACGGGGTTACGCACTCAGCCAGTTACACAACCGACCGAGGATACTGACGCGTTCGGTACCCCTTCGCAAGGTAGCCGAATCATTCACTGGGGGTGGAACCCTGTGGGTTTTCAAAATCCCTTGGGTTTGTGGGGTCTTCCTGATACATTGGCAGGCAGTGGTCAGGTCGGTACCGTGACTATTCAGACGACGGAGAATTGATATGGCTAAGGGTGGTAAGACTAACGACCAGATGCTGAAGCTCGGACGTAACCTTGCTAAGGTTGCGAACCAGAAGAGCGGCAAGAAGCCGATCAAGGATATGGGAAAGGTCGATAAAAATGGATAACGTCAATCAGCCCAAGCCAGCGCATAACCCGCTGGGCAACAGCGGCTACCCGAACAACGTACCTAACACCCAGACCGTGAAGACGCGCGGGACCGGTGCGGCTACCAAAGGTACGCATAGCAGCAAGAAGCTTGGCTAATGAACTACGCTCAGCTTGTCGAAACCATTAAGGGTTACACCGAAAACGACTTCCCGGACACGGTGGGGTCGGGTGGACTCACTTCGACTGAGCAAATTAATACGTTCATTGTCAACGCCGAAGAGCGTATCTTCAACACGGTCCAGCTTCTGGACCTACGCAAGAACGTGACGGGCAACTGCACGGCGAGCAACAAGTATCTCTCGGTCCCCTCGGACTGGCTGTCCAACTTCTCTCTGGCGGTGATTGACCCGGTCACGGGTGATTACGAGTATCTGCTGAACAAGGACGTTAGCTATATCCGGGCTGCCTATCCGTCGCCTACCGATACCGATAAGCCGCTCTATTACGCGTTCTTTGATGTGGATTCCTACATCCTCGGACCCACGCCAGACCTGAACTACCAGTTTGAGCTGCATTATTTCTACTACCCGCAGTCCATCACAGAGGCGGGTACGTCGTGGCTTGGCGACAACTTCGAGTCCGTGCTCCTTTACGGCGCGCTGCTAGAAGCGTATACGTTCATGAAGGGTGAAGCTGATGTAATCGCCGGATACCAGAAGCGGTACGACGAAGCATTGGCTATGCTCAAGCAGCTTGGCGAAGGGAAGAATCGCCAAGACATGTACCGAACCCAACAAATCCGCCTGCCGGTGAGGTAAGGTATGTTGATGGTTCCCCTCAAAAAGTGCGCGAAGTGTGGGGTGGAGCAGCCACTTACAAATTACCATGCGCATCCAAAACTCAAATATCATCCTCGGTGTAAGCCTTGTAGGGCTGAAGCTCAGCGGGAGTATTACGTAGCTAACCCAGAAAAGTTTAAGGCGTACAAAGCCCGAGCGCGAAACGAAACGGTAGAGGAACGTGACGCGCGTATCCAGCGCCGCAAGGACGAAGCGCCATCTAAACGTAAACTAGCTGGCTGGAAGTGGCATATCCGCAAAACCCTTGGGGTAACCGCCGAGCAATACGAGCAGATGTACGAAACCCAGTCTGGTAAATGTGCTATTTGCGGTACGACTGACCCCGGAGGTAAGCGGACACGGTTTTCAATTGACCACTGCCATGATACAGGAGCCATACGTGGGCTGTTGTGCGTAAGCTGTAATTCTGGACTTGGGTATTTCAAAGATGATATATCTCGCTTGGAGGGCGCGGTGGCCTACCTGAAGGGACACAAATGATTGACTCCGTAGGAACACTGCTAGGCGGCGATGTGATGGTGATGACCACGCAGGGTCGCGGCTTTACGCCCGAAGAGATTGCTGAACGTGCTCTCGACAAAATCATCTATGTTGGGGGCAACTCCCATCCGGCTATCAGGGACCAAGCGGAGGCGTTCAAGGACTCCATCCGCCAAGTGCTCGTCTATTACATGCACGAGGCTGTCCGGTCCCATAACGTGACTCTGGTGAACAAATTTCACAAGGCCGGGCACTCAGAGTTCATCCCCATCTTAGACAGTTAAGGAGACCTACATTGGCTATTACGCAGGCAATGTGCACCAGCTTCAAGGCTCAGCTTATGCTGGCTGTGCACGACTTCCGCCCCACGGGCGACACTGGCGCGGACACGTTCAAGCTGGCGCTGTACTCGTCCACTGCTTCGCTTGATGCGAACACCACGACGTACACCTCGTCGAACGAAGTTTCGTCGTCGGGCACCAACTACACCGCTGGCGGCGGCTCACTGACCAACCTCGGTGTGACGGCGGTCAACACGAACTCGGAAACGGGTACGGGCTTTGTTGACTTCGGTGACCTTACCTTCGCTAACGCGACCATCACGGCTCGCGGCGCGCTGATCTATAACACCACGCCTTCGGCTAACTCGAACGCCAACACGGCGCTGACGAACGCCTCGGTTGCGGTGCTGGATTTTGGTTCGGACAAGACGGCGACGAACGGTGACTTCACCATCATCTTCCCGACCGCCACTAACACCACGGCCATCATCCGGATCGCTTAATGATCGAAGAACTTATCAGCCGAGTGTTTTATGCTCGCAACGTGGCGCATGTCGAACATTGGACCACCAATGGGGTCGGTGCGTACGCGCGGCATAAGGCACTCGGCAAGTTCTACGACGAGGTGATTGACGCCATCGACAAGCTCGTCGAGGCGTATCAGGGTGCATTTGAACTGGTGGGGGGCATCAAAGCCCCCAAGACCAAGGCGGATGACATTCTGCTTATTTTGATCGAAGACGCTGCGTGGATCGAGAAAAACCATGAGGCTATCTGTAAGGGCAACCGAGCGGTAGCCAACCTCATTGATGGGGTGACGGGAGTTTATCTCACTACGATCTACAAGCTTCGCAACCTGATGTGAGGTAGTAGATGGCTCTCGTTCTCGCAGATCGCGTAAAAGATACGACCACTACGACCGGCACTGGGTCAGTCACGCTTAGTGGCTCGCCTCCCGCTGGCTTTCAGTCGTTCGGCGCGGCTATCGGTAACGGCAATACCACCTACTACACCATCTCAGGTGGCAGTCAGTTTGAAGTCGGTATCGGCACATATAACAGCGCCGGTCCTACGCTCAACCGCGATACGGTGCTCTCTTCGAGCAACAGCGGCAGCCTCGTCAACTTCTCGGCGGGCACTAAAGACGTCTTCGTCACCTACCCGGCTGAAAAGTCAGTCAATGAGGACGCGACTGGTAACGTCAACATCGACATCACCGGCAACGCAACGACGGCTACGCGGGCTACTAACCTAGCTGCTGGCGCTGCGGGCTCTGTCCCTTACCAGACGGCTGCTAACACTACGGCGTTCCTTGCATCGGCTTCTGGTGTCCTTGTTGGTGGTAACCCACCGACGTTCTCCACGACCCCGACGCTTACGGGTACGAACTTCACTGCAATCCCTAACGCTGCGCTGAGCAATAGTTCGGTTACCATCGGCACCACAGCCGTAGCCCTCGGCGCTACATCTACAACTCTTGCTGGTCTGACCTCGGTTACGCTGACTCAAGACCCGACGCTGGCGCTGCAAGCGGCAACCAAGCAGTACGTCGATACAGTAGCCTCAACCGGTATTCACTTCCACCAGCCGGTACGGGTCGAGTCACCGATCAACCTGAACGCGACGTATAGCAACGGGACTGCCGGGGTTGGCGCTACCCTGACCAATGCTGGCACTCAAGCTGCGCTGGTTATTGATGGTGTGACGCTCAGTGTCGCTGACCGCGTCTTAATTTACCAGCAGACGACACAGACGCAGAACGGCATCTACGTTGTGACCGATGTGGGTTCGGTCTCGACAAACTGGGTACTGACGCGCTCCAGTGACGCGGACACTTTCGTCAGCGCTAGCCCGAACGGTCTAAGCGAAGGCTCGACCGTGTTTGTCCAACAAGGCACGACCGGCGCAGGTGGGACCTACACCTGCAACACTCCGGGTACGATTACGTTTGGCACGACAAACATCACGTTTGTTCAAATCTCTGACGCGCAGATTTACTCGGCTGGCACCGGCCTGACGCTCACTGGCACGCAGTTCAGCCTCACCTCACCTGTAGCTACGACGCTAGGCGGTACAGGTCTGACGACGTTTACAGCGGCTAACCGCGCGCTCTTCTCGTCTGGTACCACAACACTGACGACTGGTACGCTCCCCGTTGCTGCTGGTGGTACGGGGCAGACGTCCTACACGGACGGCCAGTTACTGGTTGGGCGCACCTCAGATGGTGAGTTGGTCAAGGCCACCCTGACTGCCGGTACGAGCATCAGCGTCTCCAACGGCGCAGGGTCCATCACGGTTACCAACACCGCACCAGATCAGGTCGTCAGCCTCACTGGCGGCGGCACTACCGTTATCACGGGTAGCTACCCTAACTTCAACATCACCTCCAACGACCAGTTTGTTGGCACGGTCACTAGCGTCGGTGGCACTGGCACGGTTAGTGGGATCACCCTTACAGGCACGGTCACTTCTACGGGCTCGCTTACCCTTGGCGGTACACTGAGCGTTGATCTTGCTTCTGCGACGGTTACGGGCACTCTCCCGGTCGCCAACGGCGGCACGGGCGCTACGACGTTTAGCACTGGCGCTGTTTTGGTGGGTAATGGCACCTCTGCGGTGTCATCTGTATCTCCCGGTACGGCCAGTAATGTGCTAACGTCGAACGGATCGGCGTGGGTGTCGCAAGCGCCACCTGCTGCTGGTGTAACTCAAGCACGAGCCACCGGTATTAACTTCATCTACGGGCTATAAGGACTGGACTATGGCGGCTCCGAATATCCTCAGTCTTACGACTGCTACAGGCAAAACGACGTACTTTACGCCGTCAGGCACTACGGCTGTGGTCCTCCTCCAGAACGCTGCGTCAAGTGGTAAGGTCCTCAAGGTCAATTCGCTTGTCGCGGCTAACGTGGACGGCACGAACGCGGCAGACTGCACGGTGTCTTATTACACCAACGGCGGTGTTGCTCAGGGGTCAGCCCCCTCTGGCGGCACGGCCTTCCCGATTGCTTCGACCATCTCAGTTCCGGCTGACGCCTCGCTTATCATCATCGACAAGACCACGCAGATTTACCTTGAGGAAAACACCTCCCTCGCGGTGACCGTGGGCACAGCCAGCGACATTACATTTGTAGTTAGCTACGAAGAACTTAGCTAAGGACATCTCATGTCGCAACGGTATCAGGGCGGCATCCTCGGCGTAGGGTTCGACCCGCTTCAGGCTCCGAACGCGCCGACCATTGGCACGGCTACGGGCGGTGATACGTCTGCGTCTGTCGCCTTTACCGCGCCAGCGAATGTCGGCGGTAGCGCAATAACTGGGTACGCCGTTCAGAGCACTCCGGGTGGCATTAGCGCAACGGGATCATCATCGCCAATTACCGTGTCCGGCCTGACCAACGGCACCGCCTACACGTTTCGCGTTACCGCGCTGAACAGCTACGGGCCTTCACCTGCAAGCGCGGCAAGTAATAGCGTGACGCCTGCTATTGTTCAGGGTCAGCAGGAATTCACCACTGCTGGTACGTTTACTTGGGTTGCACCTGCGGGCGTTACTAGCGTGTCTGTCGTCGCCGTTGGTGGCGGCGGAGGTGGTGCTTACAATACTTACTCTGGTGGCGCTGGCGGTGGCCTTGGGTATGTAAACAACTTTGCCGTAACTTCTGGAGTAAGTTATACCGTTGTTGTTGGCGCCGGCGGCGCTGGCGGAACGGTAGCAAGTGTTTTCGGAAGTAATGGCGGCGCAAGTTACTTTGACTCAACCTCAACCGTTAGAGGTGGTGGAGGCGCTGGTGGTCAATATGGCGGTACTCCTGCTGGCGGCACATATACTGGAACGGGTGGCGGAAACGGGGGCGCTGGTGGTGCTGGTGCCGGCGGTGGCGGTGGCGGTGGTGGTGGTGCTGCCGGATATTCTGGAAATGGTGGTAGTGGCGGCGCTGGCGCTTTTGACTCGACTTACCTTGGACTAAATGGTGCCAGTGGCTTAGGTGGCGGTGGCGGTGGCGGTGGTGGCGGCGGAACACAAAGTCCATTCTCCTACTATGGTTTTGGCGGTAATGGTGGCAGAACTGGATTATTAGGGCAAGGATCCAGTGGTTCTGGCGGGTCTGGGTCAAACAGCGATGGGTCAAGCGGTGGCAACGGAAGTTCGGGGGGCTATGGCGCTGGCGGTGGCGGGTCAAATTACGATTCTGGCGGAGGTGGTTCAGGAAATGGACGAGCCGGAACGGTCGGCGCTGTCCGTATCATCTGGCCCGGCACCACACGCTCGTTCCCATCGACCAACACAGGGAACCTCTAATGCCTAATTACAGCGGCATCTGGACACTCTCCCAGCAGTTTCAGGGTCGCGGGCAAGGCCTGTGGCCTGCGCCTCCGGGCGCGCCTACGATTGGCACGGCTACGGCTGGCATCAATAACTGCGCCTCGGTGACCTTTACGGCTCCTGCTTGCGCGGGCGTTCCGGCACCTATTACAGGCTACACGGCTACGTCCACACCCGGCTGTGTAACCGCGTCAGGCGCAGCTTCTCCATTGACGGTTACGGGTCTAACCACCGGCACATCGTATACGTTTAAGGTAAAGGCGCAGAATGCAACGGGCTTTGGTGCGTGCAGTGCGGCGTCGAATAGCATCACTGCGGCAGTGGTAACGTGCGCGACATTCACGACGGCTGGTACGTTTAGCTGGGTTGCGCCAACGGGCGTTACAAGCGTTGCTGCTGTGGTTGTTGGCGGCGGAGCAGGAGGATCAACTTGTCGGGGTGGCGGCGGTGCCGGATTGTCTTGGAAGAACAGCATAAGTGTAACTCCCGGATCATCTTACACGGTTGTTGTTGGGGCTGGCGGCGCGGGCACAACATCCACTGGCTTTGCCAGTAACGGAGGTCAAAGTTCCTTTAGCGGCGCTACGGCAAATGGCGGTTCTGGGTCCGGTCCGGGGGGCACTTTCTCTGGCGGCGGCGGCGGCGGCACGGGTGGCAGCGGCGGTGGAACGTGGCGGGCCGGTGGAGGCGCAGGAGGCTATTGCGGAAACGGGGGAGCGGGTGGAGACAGTGAAAACCTGTATGGATTGCCGGGTCAGCCGGGAGCCACTAATAGCGGCGCTGCTGGCGGCGGCTTTGGGACGGCAAGAAGTGTTTTCTGTTGCTTCTCCGGTCTTTATTACTACACACCGGCTGGCGGTGGAGGTGGCGTTGGGCTATTTGGTAAAGGCTCTACTGGGATCGGTGGCAACTCTACATCTCGACAGGGCGGTGCCGGCTCCGGCGGCGGTGGGCTAAACTTTACCCCTTGCGGTGGCTTGCGCGGCGGCGGCGGTGGTGCGGGCGGTAGAGTGTGCGGTACATGCGGAGTATGCTACAGGACCGGTGGTAATGGAGGCAATGGCGCAGTTCGCATCGTCTGGGCTGGCGGCGCACGTGGCACACCATCATTCCCGTCAACTAATGTGGGGCCATAAACAATGGAACACGACCTCGAACTCTATATCCAAATCCGTGACGGGCAGCCGCATGAGCATCCAATCTTCGCGGATAACTTCAAGATGGCTTTCCCCCATGTGGACACGGCCAACCTGCCAGACACGTTTGCCAAGTTCATCCGTGTTGAGGCTCCTACACCCGGCACCTACGAGGTGTACGAGGGCGTGACCTATCAGTGGGTGGATGGCGTCGTGAAGGACGTGCACAGCGTTCGCCCGATGACGGATGAGGAACGTGCGGCTAAGGACGCCGAGATAGCGGCCCTTCCTCCCTTCCCACCTGCGGGTGAAGCTGATACTCAGGTGGCCCCATAAATTGTCATTGAGGAGCAACAATGGCACCGGAGCAAGACGAGCCGCAACCGGCTCCCCTAGACCAGCTTCACTACTTTGCGACGCCGGTCTACATCACCCAGCAGCCGCAGTTCCTTGATGTAGTCAAGGCAATCGCTGCCGACAGCATCACGCAGGTGCACGGCGACAAGAAGCCCGACAAGATACACCCGGTTCGCATGTCGGGGAACATGCTTGAGGACGAGCGCATCGCGCCGTTCGCAGAGTTTATCGCCAACACCGCGTGGAACGTCCTCGCCAGTCAAGGCTTTGCGATGGAGGGCTTCAGCACCAGCTTCACGGAGTTGTGGTGCCAAGAACATTTCCAGACATCGTCGATGGACTACCACGCCCATGCGGGTGGCAACTTCATTGTTGGCTTCTACTTCCTCGACGTGCCTGAAGGCGCGCCTCCTGTCGTGATCCACGACCCGCGTCCGGGCCGCGTCATGCTCAGCCTGCCAGAAGCCAATCCGTCGCAGGCGACACTTGCCAGCACGATGATCAACTTCAAACCGCAGCCGGGGATGATGATGTTCGCCCCTGCGTGGCTGGCCCACAGCTTCGGTCGCAACGCCTCGAAGAAGCCCTTCCGCTTTGTCCACTTCAATCTGACGGTACAGCAGACGCCTTCGGCTGTGTGTCCTGTGTCGTCTGCCGAGGTGATCTGATGGCGCTCTTTCACGTCCGCTACAATCAGACGCGCGGCCAGCCGGGGCGCGGCACTGTCGATCATGCGTGGCGCGTGTTTGAGGACGGCAAGGAGTATCTGACGAAGCACGTCGTGATCAACGTGCCGTGCCGTGGCGAGAAGACCGGATCGGACTGGAGCATGGTCTGCGAAGGCACACTGCGCTTGGATCGGGACACGTCTACTGCTATAATCGAGCCGTAAGGAACCGCTCATGAGTAACCGTTGGCCCGGTGGCCTGATCCGCAAGACGCCCGTCACGCCCGCCGGCCCGTTCCAGAACGGCGCGGCTCCCGGCATGTGGACGCTTGCCGAGGCGGCCTTCTGGACGAAGCAGGGGCTGTGGCCGATTGCGGGGAACGAGCAGTTAGTTGTTGAGGACGTGTTCTCTACGTGGCTTTACACGGGCAACAGCAGCACGCAGACCATCACCAATGGCATCAACCTGTCCGGTCAGGGCGGGATGGTTTGGCTTAAGGGTAGAAGCGCTGCATACGGCTCACGACTTGTTGACACCGCCAGAGGAAGCTATGAGCTTTACAGCAACCTAACAAATGGTCAAGTCGCAAACACTTATACGTTTAACAGCAATGGAATTACGATTCCATCATCTGCTGGCGTAAACGAATCTGGTAGCACCTACGCCTCATGGACATTCCGCGAAGCGCCCAATTTCTTCGACGTGGTGACGTATACGGGGAATGGTGCTAACCGCACCATCGCGCACAATCTTGGCGTTGCGCCGGGGATGATCCTCGTCAAACGCACTGACGCTTCTGCTGACTGGCAGGTCTATCACCGCAGCAACGCCAACACGCAGTACATGGTGCTGAACAGCACGGCTGCGGTAGCCACTGGTGCTACGCGATGGAACAGCACGACACCGACTGCGACTGAGTTTAGTGTCGGCACTGACGCGACCGTCAACGCCTCTGGCGGCACCTACGTCGCCTACCTCTTCGCCCACGTCACCGCGTCGGACGGGATTATTCAGTGTGGCAGCTATACCGGCAATGGCAGCAGCACCGGCCCGGTTGTGACGCTGGGGTATGAACCTCAGTGGGTGATGGTGAAACGCACGGACAGCGCGGGCAACTGGTTTATGCTGGATATCATGCGGGGCATCCCAAACACCCCCGGAGTGGCCGCAGGTAGTGCATACCTATCCGCAAATACGTCATCGGCAGAGGATTCTGCGTTCGCGCCATTTGCCGCATTAAGTGCGACCGGTTTTTCGCTGCTTACAAGTAACGCAAACATAAACGCTAGTGGTGGAACCTACATCTACGTCGCCATCCGTCGCGGCCCGATGCGTACCCCGACGCTGGGGACGAGTGTGTTTAGTCCGGTGTATGCAACAAGCGCATCTTCACCCTACACGGTCACGACAAACTTTCCAGTGGATTTGGTTATTTCCACAGACGTGTCTGGCAGTAGTAAAAATACAATGGATAGGCTGCGCGGTGGCACTACTACCAGTTACGCTTTTGTCAATACAAATTCTACTTTAGCAGAATCTACTGGTAGCTCTATAGGAATTGGTTTTCAAAACAACACAGCAGTTGTAGATAATAGCTACTGGTCTGGTTATGGGTTAAACGTTATTTACTGGAACTTCCGCCGCGCTCCCGGCTTCATGGATGTGGTTTGCTACACGGGGACGGGTGTTGCTCGGACTGTGGCGCACAACCTTGGCGTTGCGCCTGAGTTGATGATTGTTAAGAGCCGCAGCGGCACATTCAATTGGATGGTGTATAGCGCCAGCTTGGGCAACACAAAGAGGCTGTTTCTAGACCTAACTAACGCAGAATCATCTTCCTCGCCAACAAACGGATCATGGAACGATACGTCTCCCACATCAAGCGTATTTTCTGTTGGTGATATTGGCGCAGTTAACGCTAGTGCGGCTACTTTTGTCGCCTACCTCTTTGCCTCCGCTCCCGGCGTCAGCAAGGTCGGCAGCTACACGGGCAACGGCAGCAGCCAGACGATCAACTGCGCGTTCACGACGGGCGCTCGGTACGTGCTTATCAAGCGCACGGACAGCACGGGCGACTGGTACGTCTGGGATAGCGCACGCGGTATCGTTGCCGGCAATGACCCGTATCTGGCGCTGAACACCGCGGCGGCGCAGGTGACAAGCAACGACAGCGTCGATACGGACAACACCGGCTTCATCGTCAATCAGGTCGCGGCGTCCAACATCAACGTCAACGCCGCTACCTACATCTTCTTGGCCATCGCGTAAGGAGGACCGGCATGAGCTTCTGGGATCGCTTTGAAAGCAGCCGCGAAGGTATTGAGGACACGGTCGAGTTCACGATCCGCGTAGCGGTAATCACGCTGGCCTGCGTTGTGCTGGTCGTCGTGGCCGCGCTGGTCATTGGCTTGTTTGCACCGAACCACATCGTGGATAGCGACAAGGTGTTTGAGATCGTCGGCCCTGCGTTCAACATGGTCATCGGTGCCTTCGTCGGCTTGCTGGGTGGCCTGAGTCTCAACGCTAACGCGCGTGACAAGAAACCGGAAGAGCCCGCCCCGGTCGAGCCTGAGCCGCTGCCTGCTCCTGCACCGATTGCTCCTGCACCGATTGCTCCTGCGCCCGCACCTGAGCCAGCCCCCGAGGTTGACGAAGACGACGACGAAATGGCCCCGTGGGAGAAGTATCGCAACGACCTGCGTTATGACGCCAACGGCGACGGCGTAGTGGACGAAGATGACTTCCCAGACTGGCGCAACCCGAGGGCGTAATGGCGGGCAATCTTTCTACCGTTGAACTGATCGGTCAGCTTTGGCCGATTGTTCTGGCATTCATCTCTTTGACCATTATCCTCGCCAAGATGGACGTGCGTCTCGCTGTGGTTGAGGAGAAGATCAAGGCGCTCTTTGATCTGTGGAACAAGAAATGAGCCTCGTAAATCTCCAGAAGAAGATCGACGTCACCGCTGACGGTGCGTTCGGACCGGGCACGTTCAAGGCCGCCGCTGCCTACTACAAGCTGAACAAGAACCGCGCCGCCCACTTCTTTGCCCAGACGGCGCACGAGTCAGGAAACTTCACGGCGTTCAGTGAGAACTTGAACTATGGCGCTAAGGGGTTGCGCGGTATCTTTGGCAAATATTTCCCGACCGAGGCTATGGCCAAGGAGTATGAGCGCCAGCCGCAGCGGATTGCCAACCGCGTCTATGCCAGCCGTATGGGTAACGGCGTCGAGGCATCTGGTGATGGGTGGAAATACCGTGGGCGCGGCGCGCTCCAGTTGACGGGCAAGTCGAACTACCGCGCGTTTGCGGACTACATCGACCGCCCGGATGTGGTGGATAATCCGAACCTTGTGGCCACTGAACTCTGCTTTGAAAGCGCCCTTTGGTTTTTTGACCGGAATAAGCTATGGTCAATCTGCGACCAAGGTATCAACGACGCTGCCATCCTAGCGCTCACAAAGCGTGTAAATGGCGGCACTCACGGTCTGGATGATCGCAAAATGAAGACGAAGAAGTTCGCTGGGTGGCTGCCATGAACGTCAACTGGGGCGACGTCCTGAAGGGCGCTGTGCCCATCCTGATTGCCTGCATTGCGTGGCTGCTCGGGCAGGTGAATACGTTCGAAACCCGGTTGACCAAGATCGAAGCCTCTATGCCTGTTCTCATCACGCCAGATGGTGTACCTACGGACAGTCCGCATTCAGCTAAGGCTCGATCTGAATTGCGTGAGCATCTGACGGGCGAGATCAACGATTTGAAGGTGCGCGTTGGCGTCATCGAAAGCAAGTCAAAATAATAAGGAGAGTGACATGAACCTCAAGAACCTTATCAAGACGGTCGTCGTCAAGGAAGCGACGAACAAAATCCTGCCGATGGGCACCGACGTGTCTAAGCCTAAGATCGGTTGGAAGACTAAGCTGGCTGGTATCCTCGCCACCATCGCAGCGATTGCCGCTGCCGGTGCTGAATTTCTCGGCGGCTAAGCCCTAGTAAATGTTCGGTATTACACCCTTTGCAGCAGCACCCTTTGC